GATGGTTTTTTAAATCATATCTTTCAAAATCAGTAGGACAAACCATTGTGCCATAACTAGTCTTTTTTAAATCCCTTAATCTATATCTAAATCCACATACATCACATATGCCTAAAGTTTTTCTTGATGTAGTCATTATATACTAATTTTTGGTTTTATCAAAAGACTTACTCTTTCTCTGTCCTCTGTTAATGCTCTAGCAAGTCTTTCTTCATATTCTGTTTTTATCATTGCAATTCTATTCATATCTACATTCGGTCTTTTCATAGACATATAATATGCAACACCTGCAGTTAAGCATGGTAAAAATCTTCTTGAAATATCAGGTGTCTGCACTGCAGATTTATTTATATCTTGCATATACCTAATTAATTCTAGTTTAATTTTATCTGTAGAGTTTTCAGGGAGCGGCCAGAGATATATTTCAGGTCTATCTCTTTCATGTCTTACTGCATATTGAGTAGGTCTACCTGTTTGTTTTTTATTTGGAATTTTTAAAAATTCTTGCATAGATATACGTTCTAGTTGTATGTCAGTATCATCTCTATTAACAACTGCTTCTAACACATCTATGCTTGATGATGCTAATGCATATGTAGTTACACTTGCAGTAACAGTAACTGTAGAAGTTTCTGCAGTCCATAACATTATATCTCTATTTTGCCAATCAGATAATAATAAATTAATAGACCTTCTTGCAGACTTAGGTTCATGTCCTAGTGTAGGTTCACCACCTATCATTTCCATTGCTTCTTGGATAACTTCATCTATATCCATAGAAAAATCATATGTGCCTGATGTACTCATTTCTTTTTAATCTTTCTTTTTTTAATCTTTTTAACAACAGGCTTTTTTATTTGTTGAGAAATACTACTTCTACCAATAGCCATTACTTACCTCTTAACCAATCATACCATTTTCTTTTATGCTCTTCTGATTCCCTTTGTATGTTTTTGAGTCTTAGGTGGTGCTTTTTTGCTTTTGCCTTCTCCTGCCCATAACTTTTTATCTGCCCAATAAGCTGCTGACATCTTACCCTTTTGTATATTTTTTGCGTGGCGAGCCTTAAAACTTTTTCTAGCTTCTTTAGAATAATTGTGACCCATTGAAGAATCACCATAGTGTATAAGCTTAATCCTATCGCCTTCTTTAGCCAAAACCATACCTTTTTTACCCGGTCTGTCAGACCTTTTAGGTTTATTAAATCCTGCAAATTTTTTTCCACGATATTCTATTCCTCCTGATGGTAATCTTTTTACTCCGGGATATTTACTCATGCTATCCTCTTTTTAGTTTTAGTTGTTTTTCTTTTTCTTCCTGATGCAGTTACAGACCACTTGACCATTTTAGGTCCTGTCTTTTTCTTTGCTTCAGCTTTACTAATACGACTAGCTACTTTAGCAGGTCTACAGGCAGGATAAGGTCTAGACTTTTTATCTTTGCCTGACCTTCCACATTTTTTACCTGTCTTAACATCTCGCCAATCTTCTTTAAACCATTTAGTTAAGCCACTATTTTTAGGTTTAGCCATTATGCGTAAGTTCCACCACGTTTTTTATAAGTACGTACAAGCCAAGCATTTGCATATGCTGATGGATAAACCTTAAATTTCTTCTTTGCTTCTGCTTTTACTCTTGAATATAATGCAGGATTTTTTGGTTTAGGTGAACTTGATTTTTTCTTTTTAGCAATTGCCATTGTATCTCCTTTACATACATAAGTCTTCGTATTTAGTAGTATATAGTCTATGTTTAGCTAACTCTTTACTAGAGTTTATACCTACTATATTATTATACTTTAGTATTTTTAACAACCAATTTATCATATGCTTCCTTAATTTCCTCTATTGTTCTTTTACATCCTATACAAATATTATCTTTAAGTGTACATACTCCTATACATGGACTTAAAATCTTCCTACCCATTTACCTACAAACCAAGCCATTAATCCTGCAAAGAATAATACAATTATAGCGGCTATTCCATAACCTAAATATTCCATAAGTTCTTCTTTACGTTTTTGTGCCATCTTTTCTTGATAACGTCTTGACTTACGAGCTTCTGCTTGAAAAGATTGCCAATCTTGCCAAAGACCCGGTCTGCCTAGATAAATCATCATTTTTTTGAGTTCTTCTTCTTTCTCTCTTATCTGTTCAAGAGCCATGAACTCTTCTAGGTCTGCACTACCTACACCTTTGGATTTTTTCTTTTTCAGATTTTTTTCTATTTCTTCTTTTGAAAAGACAAAATCGCTTATATGTTTTGCACATCCACTCAGTTCTTTTCCGTTGGATACGAATTGTTTTATAACACTGAAAGCGGCATTTGCTGCGGCTAGTTCTGCTAACATTATCTTTTCCTTATGGGTTTACAATATGCAGTTATTCGTAAGCTAGGTCCTTCCTCTTGTGGTATTGGTGGTTGTTTATGAAGTCTTTGTGCAAAATATAAACATCTATCTATATCTTGAAAGGTTTGTGTTTGGTCTATTACTCTTATCCCCATCATAAACACTAACACAAACTCTATCATGCTTTACCATGTAACCTTCTTATTTGTTCCTTACCTTTTTTAAAAATATTTGCAACTTGTGTTTTCTTCATTACTTTAGCTCTTTGTTCGCCAACAGTAAGTATTTGTATCTTTCTCGCAAATGGTTTATTAACTTTTTTAACTTTTGCAACTGTGGCTCTTGCATCTGCAGGTGTGGCGAACTTGATACTAACTGTGTCTTTAGGGTTCTCATCTGTGTATAAACGTCTGCCTGAACCTTTTGGTTTTTTACCTGTACCAACTTTAGGGTCTTTTCTTTTTGCCATTACGTAATATACTTTTTAAAGTTTTAGCTTGTTTAGCATGAGTCTTAGATGCTTTACTTAATCCTTTAATAACTTTTTTAAGCTTTCTTTTTTGCTTTTCCATAACCCTTTACCTGCCTTGCAGAAGTTGTATTACCTTTATACTTTTCAGTCTTTGCAGGTTTATCATAAAAACTTGCAATAAGACCACCACCAAACATAGGTTTAAATCCCATGTTCATTTTAGCTTTTGCAGGTAACATATGTATACCCGGATTTTCTGCTTTAGGTGGTAAGTCTTTAAGACCTATAGTTTTACTTTTAGTGCCTGATTTAAATGCCTTAAACTTTATACCTTTACCTGCACCTTTTTTATCTGCTTCTTTTCTTTTTAACTTATCACCTTTACCTATTATTCTTGAAGTTCTTTCAGGCATCTTTCTTTTTTTAGGAGTACCAAACATATGTCTAAAAAAATCTGATGCACTATCATACGCAACGTCACCTTTTTTATCTATAAACCTACCTGTATAGTCATTAGATTTAACTTTAGGTAACTTTTGTTTTTTTACTTTAGGTGAGTCAGGTTTTTTTATTTTAGGACTAAAATCTTTTTTAGGTTTTTTATCCTTATTACCTCCACCAATACTTTTACCTTCACCTACATTTTTATCTGTTCCTATTGCAAATGGAAGCAAAGCTGCGGCTCCACCTGCTGCAATTTTCTTTTTATTCCTTTTTAAAAAATTTAAAATTTTATTGCCTGTTGCAGCTCCACTTGATTTAGGAATTGTAGTTAAAGAAGTAGTTTTCTTTTTAACTATATTAGTTCCTTTAGGAATAGTAACTAAATTAGTTCCTGTTTTTTTAGGTGGTTGTTTAGTAATAGTTAAAGCAGTTGTTTTATTCTTTTTACCACTTTTTAAAGTATCAGCTAATTTTTTATTATATTCTTTTCTACTAAATACTTTTTCTGCTTTATTAATTTTACTTTTTATATTTCTTTTTGTTTTTGCATCACTTGTAAGTTTTTTAACAGAAGGTTTTTTATCAACGACCTTTTTAGCTTTCTTTTGTTTATTTGCTAAGTTTTCTGCTCTCTTACTAACTTGTTTTTGTTTAGCAATTTTTTTATCTATATCTTTTTTTTGTATAGTAATTTTTTTATTTTTACCTGTAGTACCACCACCTGTAATAAATTTTTCATAGGCATCATCTATATTTTCTTTAAGAGACTTACCTAGTGTAAGTATTTTTTTAGCTGCCATTATTTTTTTCTCCCTGTCATTGCCTTACCATAACCACGCATTGCTTTACCAATACCTCGTATAGTTTTATTTCCTGTTCCTGTTTTAATTGGTAAACCTGTTCTAACTGCAGTATCAATCATGTCAATAGTATCATATACACCCATAGGCATAAGAGAAAGCATTGCACCTTTAAATTTACCTAGTTTATTTTTACCTACAGTTTTCTTTTTTGTACCTGCTTTATAGTTAAGCATACCACCTTTCTTTCTAGGTATTACACCAAACTTTTCTTTTACACCTTTTGCTGCAGGTTTTCTTTTTTCTAAATTGTCAAGCTTCATTCTTAAACTTCCTATTAATTTAGGTTTAAGTTCTTTTTGCTTTTCAATTAATTTACTAATTCTATTTTTAATCCTACCATAGTTACTTCCTTTAGTAGCATTTTTAATTAAAGGTCTACTTTTTAAATCGTTTAAAGTTGCCTTTGCAGGATTAGACATAAGACTTTTTTCTGCTTTATTTAAAGCTTCATTTAATTTTTTAAATTCTATTTTACTAAAAGTTTTTTGATAGTCTAATAAACCTTTAACAGTTTTTCTTTTTCTTATTTCAGGAGACATTGCATCTAACTCTTTTTTAGAATACATTGTCTTTGTTGTTATTTTTGGTTTATCTTGTTTAGCAACTAATTTATCTGCAAAACTTTTATTAGGTCCTCCAAAGTCACCCTTGTTAATTTTAAGAATTTGTTTCTTAATATTTCTTTCAGTTGCAAGTGTACCTTTTAATTTATCACCTACACTTAATGTTTTTCTTTTAGGAAACTTTTTAATTTCTTGTGAAGCAGGAACTGCAAGTTCTGTTACTTTAGCTTTACCTTGAGTAGTTTTAACTGTTTTAGTTCCTCGTAAAACATTTTCTCTAAACTCTTTTGCTATTTGAGAAGCAGTAAGTCTTGGAGGTATATCACCTCTTATAACATCTAACTCTTCTGTTTTATTTTTAAAGAAACCTTTAGGAAGAACTTTTAATTGAGCCATTCTTCTCATTCTTCTAGCTTCTTTACTCATCTTTGGAAGAGGTGCGGCATCTGTTCTTTCCATAAGATTAGGATTACCATACCTGCGAGTAACAGGACTTACTCTTCCTTCTTTTATAATCTGAGCAGGAGACTTTCCTTTAGCTTTAGGACTAAGAGATTGAACTCTATCAGACAATCTAACTGTTGCTCCCTTCTCACCCATACCTTCAGTATCTTTTCTCTGACCTTTTAACTTTTTTGAAGCATCAGATACTAAGGCTTTTCTTTCCATTTTTTGTTTATCAGTAAGACCTGTTAAATCTTTTTTCTTTGCTTTACCTCTTGTAACCATGTAAAAAGCTTTTTTAGGTGTATCTTGATGACCCTTACCATCAGGAGACCTTTTTAAAACATTATTAATGCTTATTCTATTCTGACCTTTATCTTTAGCTTCTTTAAACTTTTTAGCATATATAGCTCTAAACTCAGAACTACCTTCTTTAATACCTTTTGGTTTAGGAGCTTTAACTTTCTTTTCAGTTTTTGATAAGGCTTTAATACCTGCCTTAACACCTTTTACTAATTTAGCTACCATAATATTCTCCTAGTAAAGTCTGTTAGGTCTTGCAGGTCCTGACTTCATACCTACTTTACCACCACCAAACAATTTCTTTTTAGCTTTACCTGTACCAAATTCTACATTAGAATCTTTACCTGTATATTTTTCTTTCATATACATTTTCTTTTTAGGTCTAGGCTTTGGCATTGCAGTAGGTTTAGATACAGGTTTCTTATTAGGTTTAGGCATAGGGTCTGATTGTAATTGAGATTTTTTACCTTTTAAAGCTTCTGCACCTGCACCTATTGCTATAACACTTCCTGCACCTTTACCAAAAGACTTTGCTTTTTCTCTTCTTGTAGTTCTTTGTTGTTTTTGAGCTTTCTTTATTTTTGTTTGATTAGCACTTGGTTTACCAAATATTGAAATTGTATTACCCTTAGAATCTTTTTTATTTACTTTTTTCTTTACTATGTCAACTAACTGTTTACCTTTTTTTAAAGCACCACCTATAAACTTTTTAGTTGTCTTTCCTTTTATAGGCATACCAATAACTTTACCTGTCATTCCTTTAGGTGGTAGCATATCTAAAACTTCAGAGGGTGTTAATCCCTTATAAAGTTTTGGATTTTTTCTTATTGCTGCTTCAACTCTTGCGGCATCATTTTTATTCATTGATTTAGAAGGCATAGATTTTCTCATTTTTTCCATTGCCATTCTCATAGCTTTAGTCATTACCATTGTTATAAACTCCCTTGTAAAATAGCATTATCTCCTCCTGCAGGATTAGCAGGTGACTCCATATCGTCTCTTCTAGTTCTTCTTGCTTGGTTGCGAAGAGCAAGAACATCTTCTTTATATCTTGATTCATATACAGAAATTGCTTCATAGTTTTTCATAAATAGTAATGCTTCTACCATAGATGCATTATATAAAGCATTATAACAAAAGTCTGAAAAATAATTTGTATTAGTTGCAGAACTTAAAGTTACAGGTCTTGATATATGAACAACTATTCCATCTACAGTTGACACAGGAGTTGGTGCAATAAGTATAGTTGTATTATCTCGTCTTGCATAATACTCAGGAGTTCCTGTACTTGCACTAACAGACCAATAGTCATTTATAAATTCATCAGTTCTTTGAACTAAATTTATTCTTGTTCCTGCATTATTTATATTTACATTTTTTATTACACGAGTGCCTGAAGGAAGTGTAACAACATTTTTACCACTAGAAACTGCTACAGATGTATGAGTAACTAAACCATAATCATCTAAATCTGTAGTTAATCTTAGCTCTGCTCTATTAACAAACTTAGGTATAGCACTAGTAAAGTCAGAGTTATCATTCTCTGTACTTTCAATTATGTCGTTTACTAGATATGTATAATTAGCCATAGAATACTGTTATAGTTGCAGATGATGTAGGAGCAGAAACTTTAACAGGTCCATACATTCTTACACCATTATCTGATAAGTCAAGGTTACCTGCATCTTTATTTGTAGTTCCCACAAATTTTATATTTGAACCTTTAGTATTGCCTTCATTATCTACATCTACACCTTCAATAACAAATGTACCACTTCCTGTGTAATGTATATCTCTTATTCGTGTATCTGCCACAGTTACACTTGAAACAGTATCTAATACTACTCCACTGCCTGTAATAAAACCTACTCTTAAATCTGTTGCCATTAAAATCTCCTTAATATATTTATTATACAAAAAAATAGGGAAGGATGCAAAGGCTATCCCTCCCTTTTTTAAAAGTTATTAAGTTTCAGTCATCTATTAGGATGAACCTGAAGCTCCATAGTAACTTCTCCAGTCGGAAAATCCAAAGCTATATCTTTCTCTAGCTTTAAATCTTACATTACCTGTATCGAAGTCTGGCTCCATCTTTGTCTGTAATGGTGAACGTACAAACATTTTAGCTCCATTAGGACAATCAGTTTTTAAGAACCATGCATTAGTATCAGTAAATCTTCTATTTACAAAGAATCCACCCGGAACCATGCCCTGATTTCTGATTGAGTTAATGTCGTTAACATTTGTTGCACCATTTGCAGCAGTTGTTGGATTAACTCCAATAGTTGTTGACATTGTACTATTCAGAATTTGGTCTGCAGTAAATGCCAAGTCTGAAGGTATATGTAATGACTGAGTCTGAAGACCTATCAATATACCTCTATCATCTTTCGCTTTAGAAATAGTAATCAATGCAGATTCTAAAGAAGCTTCTGACAAGTCAGTTGCACCTAAAGTATTTGATTGGTTACCATCACCTATTGTAGGATGAGATGCAGAAAATAACTGCTGACCATCACCACCTGCAAAAGCTGAATTAAAACCATTATTAAACACATCTGCAGCTTTAACCTGCTTAGTATTAGCCATTGCTCTTGCTAATCCTTTTGCTCTTAATTTTGCAAATGTATCATAAAGGTTGTCTTCCATTGCTTCTTCAGTAATTGCAAAAGCCAGTGCAACTGTCTCATGCGTATATCTTGAAGTGAAAGACTCTTGAGCATCATCAAAGGAAACTGCGGCACCTTCTGCTTTAGTTGGTGCAGTACCGAAACCTGTAAATAATACTTCTTCTTCAAATGCCCTATCTGAGTTTTCTGTCTCAAACAAAGGCTTATGCTCATCAGCAACTTCTCCATACTCCATGCCAAAAACTGCATTAAGTCCGGGAAGAAGTTCTTTTGAGATACTAGCTCTATTTATCGCCATAGTTTATTCCTCCCTTAACCTAATAAATATGCAGTTATTGTTGCAGGAGCAGTTACGATTGGAGTAAAAAAGTTATCAGTATGCTGAACTAATCTTACATTCATTTTTAAGAATGCTCTTTCGTCTGCATCACTTACTTGATTACCCGGCTCGTCTACAGGATTCAATGTACGAACCATTGCAATTCCTGAAGTTCTAGTTGAAGCATCTACAGCCTGTCCAGATTTACCTGTGAATGTAGAACCTGCTGTTCCTAGAGCAACTGCAAAGTTTTGAGAACCATACAAGTCTCCTGCAGTAACAGATGCATCTGCCTGTACTTCATAGACTTGATTAGGGTCATCAGATACTATCCCAAATGCATCAGTAGTTGATGTACCTGAAGGATAAAAAGATTTAAATTTCTGTTCGCCATTCTCAACATATCTGCAACCCATGAATACACCCTGCACTACTTCTGTAGCAGTTGTAACAACTTGCAAATTACCTGCATTTATTCTTACTAAGTCTCCTGTAAAAATATTTGCAGCATAACCTGAAGCTATCGGATATTCATTAGTTCCAATCGCATTAGGATTATTACCACGTTTACGAGATGGTGAGAAGCCAAACGGAGCTGCGCTTGTAGTCATTCGTTTTTCTCCCTTAAATTAAAATTAACTACTAAGACTACAACACTAGATTAATCTTGAAATCTTGGTGTCTTACCCTTAGTAACTTGACTTTTACTATTATTTCTAATAGGCATACGAGAATTATTTCCACTCATTAATTGTTGATTCACTGCATCAACCATATTTGAGCTTTGGTCCTCGTAATATTTTTGTCGATTTTCTGCTTTTTCTAATGGCATTTTTGCTAATGCTAAGTCTCCACGACAGACTGCACCAGTATACCGACCTTCATCTCTCACGAAAGATGTATGTTGAATTTCAGGAACTTCATTAATAGCTACAAATTGCCAACCTTCTTGTACTCTTTTGCCAACATTTGTATAATCGTCTTGTCCACGAAGATTTATACGTATCCAACGAAGAGCCATGCCCTCGTTTTTAAAACGATTAGTAACAGACTCAGGAATTTCAAGCATATTAGGTTCTCTAAATTCCATATCCTGTTCTCTATTATTGAGTTCACGACTTTCAATATTACGTGATTTTGCCATTGTACTTGTTCGTGTCATTTTAATTTCCCCACACTATTTATTGTAAACTGTAGTATAGTCACCTTCAGATTTTTCAACCTTCAGCTTTTCTGCAGCATATTGTTCAAGAGGTATTCCCCATTTTTCAGCAAGTCTCATATCTTCTTTTGATAATTTAACTTTCTTATTTCTTGAGGATGAAGGAGTGCGTGATGCTCCTCCGACCACTTGAGCAGGAGATGTCGTTTCCTGCTGACGAGTGTCAACTCCAAACCTATCAGGATATTGTTGACGAAGTCTGTTATCTATTTCATTATAGAAATCTTCTTCAGAAGGGTCATAACCCTCACCTTTTAATGTTTGGTCTAATTCCAAAGCTAATGTAGTCATTACTTGGTCTTTACCAAACCAAGAGTTTTTACCTGCCCACTCTAATGCAAGTTTATCATACTTAACATTTTGTTGTGGTTGCTGTTGTGCAGGTGCAACCTTTTGATTTTCTTCAGCAATAACAGGTTTTTGTGACTCATACTGTTGCTTTGCAATCTTTAAAGCATTAGCATCATTCTGAGCATTATTTAAACTTTCTTGTGCATTAACAATTAAGCCTGAGTCTCCTGACTCTAGTGCTTGTTTGTAAACATCTTTTGCCATTTCAATACGACTTTTAATTTGCTCTTCAGTCGTTTCAAAATTCTTAGTAAAAGAAGTTTCTGCATTCTTTTGTTGAGCTTTTAGTTTTTCTTCAAGCTCTGCCTGTTTTGCAATAAGTTGTTCAATTTGTTCTTCTCGTTCTTTTTTCTGACGAACTAATTGTCTTATTCTTTTTTCTGCTCCTGAAGAATTTATTTCAGGTTTTTTATCAGGTTTAACTTCTTCTGTTTCAGGTTTTGTTTCAACTTCAGGTTGTTGAGGTTTTTCTTCTACAACTTCCTCTTGACCTTCTATTTCAAACTCTACCTTATCTTCTTCCTTATTTTGCGATTGTGAAGTATCAATCGTAGACCACTCATTATCTGGTGTCATATATTTCTCCATAGTTTGCGAAACTAAGTTTACGCATATTTTTTATTATATATTAATTTAATTTACTTTGCAAGTGCAAGTATTAAATTAATTTGTTAAGTTATATGTAGGGTCTAAATCTTTTGGATTTTCCACAACCATAGAAATTTGGTCATCATATAACAAAATTAGTTTTACACCTTTGTAAAAAAACTTTTGACCTGAATGTTTACCATAACATACATAGTCTCCTTTTTTACACCAAGCTCCTTTTGGAAACTTTACTTCATCTAAGTAAGCTGAGTCTCCTACTGAAAGAACTTTTCCTACTGTTGTTAAGTAAGATATGTCATTCTTTACCGAATCAGGTAGATATAAACCACCTTTTGTTTTTTCTTTTACTGATATAGGTCTTACAAGAATATGAAAACCCGGAATACTTGGTAACACATTAGGGTCTTCTGCGTGTTCTTCTGTTATCCACATATCATTTTTAGTTGCATTTCCCATACTAGGTTGTTGCATTAGTCATCCTCTTCATCTAATATTCTTTTAGTTATATTTTTAATCTCTGCTTTTGCCCATTCAATACCTGCAATGCGACCTACGCAGTTCATATACGTATGATAATCTGAAGCTGAACCATATGCAAGGGAATTTTTTATTGTTTCAATTTCTTTTTCTAATACTTTACTTATTTCTTCTGCTAACATTTTGTCCTTTACGTATCTCCTCAACGTGGAGATGCCAAAAATAATTTCCTATATTACATATTATACTAGACAGTTTTAAGTATGTCAAGGCTTTTAATGTCATGTAACATCTTTTTCTTTTTTAGCATCTTCTAACATTTTAATTAATACGTCAGAAGTTTTAATAGTTTCTGCACTTTGGATACTATCACCTTGTTTTATCATTTCTACAAGCATCTTAACTGCATTAATTGCCTGTTGAGTATTTCTATCCTTATCTTTTTCTTCTGCTTTTAGTAAACCTTCTGCTCCTATTTTATAAGCATCAAGTGCAATCTTTTGCTCTTTTAAGTCAAGGTCTCTATTCTTTAATGCACCCTCAGAAGCTTCTTTAGCAATGTTAGCTTGTATCTTTTCTTTTTCTAATCCAAGTCTTTGAGCTTCCATCTGAACCATTTGTTGTTCAGGAGTTCCACCTTGCTGTGCCATTGCCTGATTAGCAGTCATAACTTGTTGTGCTGCCTGTGCCATTACCTGCTCTACAACTCTAGGGTCTTGACTACCTTGAGGAGCTTGAGCCATCATTGACTTAGTTATACCATTAACTTGTTCTTGGTACTTCATTACAATATGCTCTTGTATATTTGCCTGAAGCACTGGACTTACTCTTTGCATAATAGGGTTGCCACCATTTGCAGGGTCTTGTAAAAACATAGTTTTTATTTGAATGTGGGCATCATGGTTCTGACCTGCAAATGCCTTTATAGGTAAACCTTTTGTAGCTGCTTCAATATCTGTAACAGGGTCAAGTGGCATTGGTTTAGGTTTATTCGGCAATATATTTTCCAAGTTAGGAATATTTGCAGCATTAAGAAGAGTTCTGTTTAACTCTTCCATATTAAACATACCCGGAGGTGCATTCTGTGCTAACTGCATTGCCATATTTGTCATCATTAGTCTATGTGCAGATGACGGAATATTAGGGTCACTTACAGGAATAATATCAATCTTATTGTCAAAATCCATTCTAAATATTTCTGAAGATTCTCCCGGAACATCATATGGATATCTTTGAGGTAAACTTTCAGAATCTATTCGTGCAAGTATTTTAAACTCTTCTCTTTGTGCCTTATGTAATCTCTTATGTATTGCAGAAAAGAATTTACTTGAAGCTTCTAACAATGCCATAGTTGTACCTACAGGACCATAGTTAGAACCTTCACTTATAATTTGTTCTGTTGTATCTGCAAACTTTTGACCTGCACCTGCTACATACTGCATCATATTATACAATGTAGAGGAAGGTTCTTTATATGGAAACATTACAATAGATTTATTTAAATCCATACCTGTTGCTTCTACTTCCTTAAACTCACCCGGAGCAATAGGGTCGTTATCTCCTACAACCTTAACACCCTTTGCTTTAAATCCACCTTGTAAGTTTGCAAATTGTCCTGCATCAATTAAACTTCTCATTGCTGCAGTTGCAGACATAGTAAGATTACCTAAGAAATGTATAAGACCTAATCCATAAAAACCAAATCCCGGAACAAATCTGTAATGAGTAAAAAACATTTTCTTTTGTTTTGTTTTATCATCTTCATTCCAGTTTCTTCTAATAGATAAAACTTGTTGTGACTGTTCCTCTATAGTTACAATATACGGACAGGCAGTATCATAATCTTCTATTTCAAGATAACAGTGTTGTTCTAGTAGTGTATACTGTGGGTCACTATCAGTAGAAGGAGTAAGACCTAATACTGTGTCCATTTTTTCTGCCATTGCAGATTGCTTTGGTAATTCAGGGTCAGGTAAGTCTATATTTCTATACATACCTGCATTAATCTGTCTTGCAAGTTCTATAGGACTTCTATAAAGAATATGAGTATATCTATCTGCTCTTCTTAAATCTGTTGCATAATAAGATACATAAAATTGGTCAATAGGTACAAACTCACTAACAGGTCTATTTAATGAGTCATCATAGTATATTTTTTTAACTGCAGAGCCTAGTAATGGCAAGTGAAACAACATTCTTTCTGTTTCATCAAAAAACTCAGGCATTTGTTCTGATACCTGATAATTCATAAAGTTTTGTACTCTATTAGCCTGTCTTTGCTTTGACTCTGTAACATCTCCTAATATCTGTACTTTTACAGGTCCTTTAGACGGAAATAACTCTCCACTTGCTTTACTTTGAAACTTAACTGCAGATTCAATAAGTAATGGATGTACTGCAGTTGCTGCACCTTCAAAAGGTTCAGTAGTATCTTCAAGTTTTAAACCAAGTAAGTCAAATCCTCTTTCAAACATTGACTCCCATTCTGACCTTGAGTTTTTATCTGCATCATACTTATCCATTACAGTATTTGCAATTTCCTGTAAATCTGCTTCTTCCATTTGTTCTGCAAGATTTTCATAAAAAGTTGCAGCTACTTCTGCTTCTTCAGGGTCAAAGTCTAATTCACCAAACTCAACTTCTAACTCACCTGTTTCAGGGTCAAGTTCAAAGTTTACATTATCAGTTCTTTTTTCTTTTTCTAGGTCTAGATTGATAATGTTCGTTTGTTTCTTTTCCTCGTTTGGGTTCTTCTCTACTGCCATTCTCTTCCCTCGTTAAATTTTTTTTAAACTTAAAAAAATCGATATCAATTAATCTTGCATTACCTATTCTTATAGGTAACTTATTACACTTACAATAGCTACTGTATTTTTTTGCACCACATTCATAACAGTATGTAACAGGATTATATCTGAATATCTCCATTATACTGTTATACTCTCCAGTATGCAACTCTTTTGTCTTTTTTACTTCCATCATCCTCCCACGAAGGGTCTTCAGGATGTGTTAAGTTCCAACTATCTTTCATGTAATGTATTGCCATACTTAAACAGTCTACTTGGTCATCATGTGAGCCATTTGGAAATGACATACACTCAGAAAACAAATCATCTGCCCATACTTTATTTTTAGGTAACCATACTCTTCCTGCTTCCATCATTGGTGTAGATGCATATACTCTTGCAATCTTGTCCTTATCAGGCAGGTAGTCTAATACAGGCAGTCCTGCTCTACGCATATCTTGTATTAGTGACTGTCCACTTGCCTTTCTTTCTATAATACATACATCAGGTCTAAACTCTTTATACAAGTCTTGGGCAATTCGCCTGAGTTCAGGATATTCATATCTACCTTTAGTATTACCTAGTAATATTAAATGAGATGAAAAACCATCATCCTCGTCATAGTCATTAAATATTCCCCATGTTTGTATTACACTAAAGTCTGCAGTTCTACTTGTACTAAATGCAGTATCATATGTCTGTATTATAAACTGACACTCAGGTGGTTCATCATACTCCCACCACTGTATATATTTCTTTTTAATAATACCACCATCATCAGGGGATGGGTCTTGCATATATAATGAGTTCCAATACCTTGCACCATTACTTGCTCGTATTTCTTCTTCATCTATTTTTAATATCTTGTCAGATTTCCACTCAGGAAAATAGGAACTACCTACAGGTAAACCTAGTAACTCTGCTGCTTCCTCATTTAACCATGCAGGAATACTAATTACTTCCCATGAATATGTATTCTGCTCTGCAGTTTTTTCCTGCTTTAATAACCATCCACATAAGTCATCATAGTGATACCTAGTATTAATAATAATAATTGCACCATTTGGCATAAGTCTAGTTCTTAAACCTGCAGGATACCACTCTTTAATATACTTTCTACCTGTCTGACTAAACGAATCTTCTTCTGACATAACGTCATCAAGTAGTGCAATGTTTGCACCTCTACCTGCTACCTGACTTCTTACACCTGCTGCGTAGTATGAACCATTCTTATTTGTTTTCCATTTACCTGCTGCCTTAACATCACTACGTAATGCAACACCTTTAAATATTCTTTGAAACTTTTCAGTATTAACTATATCTCTTACAGTTCTACCAAAGTCAGATGCAAGTTGGTCACTATGAGATACTGACATTATTTCATGGTTTGAAAAGTTACCTATATACCATGCAGGAAATAATTTACTACATATTAAAGATTTAGAGGAACGAGGTGGCAGGAATACCATAAGTCTCTTTATATCACCATCTACTACACCCTGTAGTTTTTGACATAATAGTTTTATATGCTTACCCATTTTAAAATCAGATACAAGAGTAGGAGCAAATATCTTTACAAACGTAAGAAAGTCATCTTTTGCTCTTAAATTAGTATATGTATCTAAGTTTATTTTAAAATCTAGGTAATTTTCTAGATTAGTTGCTGCTTCCATTATGTATTTATTTTACTACCTTCTTTAGACATATCCAAACACTTATATGCTTTTGCATAATATTGTGGTAAGTAGTCAGGTATTTCATGTGAAATAGTATATGCTCTTGCTAAACACTTGTCATGGGTTTTATGTGGACTATATAAATCTTCTAAAGTTACACAGTGAGTTGGATTAGATACTAGACAGGCTAGTACAAATAGTTCATACATTTATTATTCCTTTTTTATTTACAAAATTATTATAACACTATTGCATAAAATAAAAAAGTATGTTATTTTATTATTTAGACACAGGGGAAAAGAATAGTACCCCATTCCTATTGCAATTATATATTGCTTTATTTCCAAAACAATAAATACTTATATTAACTTAATGAGCGGCTGCCTGTGCTGCCATAGTTAAACCTGTGAAATTTTAAAAATATTTAGGGGTAGGGTATATATATATAGTATACACACACGTTTTTTTGCTAGGGGTATAGACTATTTAGATTTATTTAGTCAAAAAAATGACATTTTCTATTTGGATACATAGGAATCAATATATTACCATATAGATTTTTAAATGTTTTACTCTATTTAGTTACAATGATTAGATAGATTTACATTTAATCTAATGAGTTTATATTATGCATTATTTACATACCATATGTAATTATTTATGTTCTAATATAAACGATTGATTTACTTAGATATTCTAATGATGGATACTTAGGAATCAATATATTAGCTATATAAAATTTATATTAAAAACCATTAACTTAAAAAGGGAAAATGATTATGACTAAAGCATACGTAATAACTAAGAATGATGAAGCTAGAACATTCAAAATAAATCCATATAAAGAAATACAAAAAAAGAAAGTAAAAGAATTATTTGATAATTTACTAAATGAATTATTATCTATTAATCCTAAACACGTAGATATAATTGATTTATCTAATATATTAAATGCTAGAAAGAATGTATTAGATAACTTGGATACATAGGAATCAATATATAAACTATATAAAATATGAAAGGGAAACTAATGAAAATACAATCTAAAGAATTAAAAGATATACAAGAGAATAAACAATTAGATAACATAATTGATATTCAATTAAATTACTTATATGACGATATACTTACAGAATTAAGTAAACATAATAGAAGGCATCATAAGTATACTATTAAAAAGCAAAAGGAATTAAACAAACTAATAATTAAACTAATAGTAACACAATCTAAAATAATGGAGATTATATAATGTGGATAAAAGATAAGGAATTTGAATACAAAATTCCAAGTAGACCAACAAGAAAACATTTTATTGAATTGGTCAATATCATTGTTAGTAATGAATACGAATTAGAGGACATAGTAAAAATTGTAAAGTATTGCAGAAGTAAAAATCCTAGATTTAGTTCAGAAATATTTTACAATGCTATTGAAAATAAATACGCAATGCTAGATTAATCAAGTATACCTTGTTAGGTAGGTTTCCCCTTCCTACCTAGCGAAGTATATTTGAACTATGGATACATAGGAATCAATATATACTAACAAGCAATAACAACTAAATGAAAGGAAAAGACATTGCTTAAAAATCAAACTTATAATCCTAAAGGATTTAAAACTTTCTCTATCTCTCATAACAATGGTAGCGATAATGCACCTACGTTAACGAGTGTTACTTTTAGAAATAGCAATCAAAACTTAATTGATGGCAAGTGGTGTACTACTGAAAGCTTTATTGAGTCATTAGCTCAAAAGCTTAATGTTAGTGTAAGCTCAATTAAGTTAGTTGATTAAATTACCTATATAATTTAATTAGCTAAATAAATTATAAAGGGAAGCATATTATGTGCTTCCTTTTTTTATGAAAGGAAATTAAATGTATACTACTATTAAACAATCTGTACTAGATGAAATGAATAGTTACATTGCAGATGTAATTGGTATTGTTTCAGAAGACTTTGATAAATTACCTTATGAAACTCAAAGAAAAATAGGTAAATATATTTGGAGTAATTATGAACAACAACAAAAAGAAAGGGAAATTATAGATGACTGTTTCGATTAGAAATATTATTTTATGTTATCATTTAGCAACACCTAAAGAAGTAAAAGAAGGTATTGCTTGGTATCTAAACGCAACTAAAGATTGTAAAGAAATTGCTATCAAATATGACTTACCTATTCATATTGTTATTGGTGTAGTATCTGCACTTAGTCCTAATAATAAATGGGAAAGAAATATTGTTAATGCTGATGATTTATGTAAGGCATTTATTGATGGTCAAGATATGGATAGTATTAAAGTTAGTACATACCATAGAATGAAACAGAAAGCTTGGTCAATACTTGAACAAATGCCAAGTTATGATGAAACAATTAAAATACTAAATGGTAAAAAGATTGTTTCATTCTTTAAAAATATAAGTGGCGATGAGTCAGATATTACCATTGATGGTCATGCAAGGAACATTGCATATAATGATAGGCAAGGATTGACCACACCAAATACAAATATTAGAAAGCTTGAATACCTAGATATTCAGAAGGCATACCTTAGAGCATCTAAGAAACTAGGTATCAAGGCATACGAATTACAGGCAATAACATGGTTAGCTTGGAGAAGAATACATGGAATTAAATAATATTTCGATTAATAGATTAGTACC